ATGACCATCGTCAATCCGACGACGCTGACTTATCTCTGTGGCGGTGCGCAGGTCGCAAGCATTGCAAACTCAGGGGTAGTCAAGACCATGTGGCCGAACTACGGCGCGAAAGTTCACATGGAAGTGCTGCTCGGCAATCACACCGCAACGTTCCCCGGCATGGTCAGCGGAACTCCCTATGATGGGGACCTCAGTCGGACGCCCGTTCTCAATGCGAATAATCCGTGGGGGCCCACCTGCATGCTGCTCGGGAAGACGTCCGTCTTCCTGCGTTTGCATTACTCAGACGCTATCTTCGCAAACGGTCTACCGACGATCAGCTTTCACGTTAGCGGAAAAAGCGGAATCTACGATCCGCGCACTGGGGCGCCAGGAGCACCGAGTACCGCTGTCGTTGCTCGCCCAACGACTCTCCTGAACGGCTGGGGTAACAATGTGCACGCTGGACCATACGAGCTTGGCCAGGACGAGGCGACAAACTGGGGTCTAAACGATGACACGACCTACCCATATCTCAGTCCGGATGCGGCTGTGGATAATGACACAACGACGGCTGCGTCGGTAAGCATCTATCACGACCACAAGTATGCTGGCTGTATCTGGTCGTTCTCCTCTGTTGCCTCCCAGCAGTTGTATTTGAACGTGCTCTCGGAGATTCCACTGACCGCCAGTAATGCCCCGGTCACGCAGCGAAGCGCCGGGATCTGGTATTCGCTCGATGGAGGCAACAGCTTCACGGAGCTTTATAACCTCGTGGCGCATCCGCTCGGCTACGACTCTGTTCTCCTGCCGCTCACGCAGGACATGAGTCAAGTCCAGGTCATGGCGTTTACTGACAGCCATGACGATATGAGCCACACCGTCTATGACATCACCGTCGCAGCTGTGTCCATGCAAGCGAGCAATACGGTGGCCAGTCCGACCGCGGGCTACACTGAAAACGCGGCGCTGTGCATTGCTGACTATCTCGCCCATCCAGTGTGGGGCTTCGGGTCCCCGTATGGAACGGAGATTCCGCTTCCGCAGTTAATCGCCGCTGCCAACATCTGCGACGAGGCCGTCCCGCTGGCGGAAGGTGGAACGGAATCACGGTACGCTTTGAACGGTCAGTTCAATCTTGAGATGAAGCGCGGCGAAGTGCTTCAGAACATGCTTACGAGTTGCGGAGGGCGACTCACCTACTCTAGCGGCCAGTTCGTCATCTGGCCCGCCGCGTGGACCGGTGCTGTGCCCTTGGGAAGCTTGCCCCCTGTGACAAGCGGCGAATATGTCGCCTGGGCCTACCCGACGACCGCTTCGACTGGTACGGATAGTTCAGTGGGCGACGTTGGCAATATCAACGTGACTGTCGCCGGGTTTGATGCCTGGGCCGCGAGTGAAGGGAATTCGGCGGGTGGTTATCTTGAGCTGATCAACTATAACTCCGGCAATATCTACGTAGGACCTGACGGCCAGCAAACGACCGTAAACCCAGGCGGATTTACGGGCGCGGCATGGAGCGGCTTTGTCATGCCGACGCTCCCTGGCGACGCAGTAATTCAGGCTATCTATCCGATGCTTACGCTGGCTTCGCCGTCTTCAGAAAACGGGGCTGGTGGTATCTGGGCCGCAGGGTCAGGCGTTTTCCCGTGGCAGTGGGAACCCCAGAACTACACTGGTCTGGTCGGTGGGAACATTCCCAACGGCACGTTTCCGGCACAGCAATTCTTTGGGAAGCTTGAGACTGAATTGACCGCAGCAACGGTCACAGGTTGCACCATTGGGTTACGTCTTGCCGGGGTCGGCGGCGCGCTGCCGCAGACCATCATCATTTCTTTCGTGGGCATCGCGATCTACTACACCAGCGCTTCGGAGGCGACGCCACCCGTTGGTTCGAATCTTGCAATCAACCCTCTTGTAAATGCCGCGGGGCCATTCAGATGGAGGCAGAAACTCGCCATACGCGATCTCTATAACGGGGTCAAAGGAACCTACATTAGCCCCGTCAATAACTGGGAGGCGAGCGACATTCCGCCTTATGCGCAGGACAACGACCACGGCTACTATAGCGGCTCTCCGATGTTTCCCTTCGGAGATGCGAATCTCGCTGCCGATGGTGGCGACAGGCGGTGGCTCGACATCCAGCTTCCGTTTACGATCTCGGTCGCGTGCGCGCAGCGCCTATGCAAGATAGAGCTACTGCGGCGGCGTCAGCAAGGGACCGGAACGTTCATCTTCAACATGGCAATGTACCAGGCAACCGTTCTCGACATTATCGAGATGACGCTCCCGCTTCTCGGTTGGACTGGCAAGCTTCTGGAAATCAGCGCGCATCGCTTCACGATGAATAAGCAGCAGATTGACGGCAACGACGTCACTCTGCTGGGCAGCGAAATCGACGTTCAGGAGACGGACCCGTCTGTCTATGAATGGAGCACGACGGACGAGCTTTCAGCGGCGGGCTTTGCGCTTGGCAGCGGAACGGGCGCAACTGCTGGCGGCGGCGGCGGCGGCACAACGGTCGCGAGTTACGCGACTTATAGCAACACGCCTGCCGTCGCGCTGACGCAGACGAACTCGACGACGATCGCACTAGCCGCGGTGTCCGTGTCCTTTGCCGCCGTGACGCTTCTCTATAACGCGAGAACGATCACGATCCCCGCACCAACAGCGCCGCAGTGGTATTACATCACGATTGCTGATCCTGATTTCTACGGGGATGCAGGCAGCACTAGTCCGCTTCAGGTCTTCGCTGAGATGACCACGGAAAAGTGCGACGCGAGCGGATACATCTACATGGGCGCGATTCAGGTAAACGCCAGCGCCGTTGCTGCTCTGTCTCTACCTGGCGGGGAGCCAGCGCCCGACGCCTTTCTGGTGGGCTCCTGATGGCATCGCAAGGGGTCTTTCTCAATAGCACTGATCCGGCACCACTCGCTGGCTATCAGAATGCGAAGCCGCAAACTGATGGGGGGGTCCCGCTCACCTCGGTATCGCTCGGGGTGCCGAACACGGGCGGCACCGCGATCAAGGTTGCAAGCTACACAGCCACAGCATCTGACTGTGGTCTGCTGCTCGTCTTCGAGTCAGCCGTTGCGGTCACGCTGACTCTGCCGACGCTTCCGCCTTTCGCACAGTGGACAGTGAGCGTCGCGAATAATGGCGCTGGTATTGTTGCGGTTAGTCCAGGAAGTCTGACGCTCGACGGCGGCAGCGGGCTGAACTTGCAGCCGACCTGCGGCGTGATCATTGCGACCAACGGAACCAACTATTTCAGCGCGCGAGGCGTTGTCGGGACGACGATCTATGACGGAACCGCAGATCCGACAGTAGGCCTCGGTGTCAACGGTGATCTTTTTATTGAACTCAACGATACGGACGAGGGCGGCGGCGGTGGCACTGGCCCCGAGCCGTTCATGTTCGTTCAGAGTTCTCCAGCTTACGTCTGGGTGATCGCGCATGACTTAGGCACTTATCCCGCCGTCACGGTGATAGACAGCAGCGGCAATTGGGTCATAGGCTCCGTTCACTATGACTCACTCAATCAGGTCACCCTTACCTTTTCAGCAGCTTTCAGCGGTACAGCGGTGCTCGTCTAAAGGAGACGTCTTCACATGGCCATCACGTATCTAAGCCCGATAAACCTCAGCCAGCAGGAACTCCAAAATGCGAGGATTCAGAATCTTGGTACTGATCCGAGCACGCCCGTCGAAGGTCAGATTTGGGAGAACACGAGCACCCACACGCTGCACGTATATGACGGCACGGCGGTTCAGACGCTGGCGTCGCTGGTTAACAGACTCGTGCCGCAATCGACTCTGAGCTTCAATAATCAATCGCTTACCAATCTCGCGCAACCAGTGAATCCGAACGATGCCGCGACGAAAACCTATGTTGATCAGTCTGCGCTTGGACTTAGCGTCAAAGCATCGGTCGCGGTGGCCACCACGGTTGCGGGAACGCTAGCGACGTCCTTCGCGAGCGGTCAGATCATCGATGGCGTCACGCTCGCAACCGGCCAGCGCATTCTCATCAAGAATCAGGCCAGCGGTTCAGACAACGGAATTTATGTCGTCAGCTCTTCGGGCGCTCCTGTTCGCTCGGCTGACTGCAACTCGTCGACTAACTACACCGCGGGCGCTTTCGTGTTCGTCGAAGATGGCACGGTCAATCAGGGTGCTGCCTATGTTGTCAACACGCAGGGAACGATTACTCCTGGAACGACATCGGTCGCCTGGGTGCAATTCTCTGGGACCTCGCCCACAGCGACCAACCTGAGCGCGGGCGTTCTCGGCTCTATACCTTACCAGTCTGCGGCAAGTACCACTTTGATGCTTTCGGGAAACACCGCGGCGACGGATACGGTCCTGGTGTCGCACGGAACGGGATCAACGGCAGCAGCGCCGACACTCTCAAATGCGCCAGCGTTGAGCGCGGCAAATATGACAAGTTTCCCGACGCTCAATCAGAGCACAACCGGGAATGCAGCGACAGCGACGACGGCTGGCACAACGACCAACGTAGCAGGGGGTGCGATTGGGTCCATCCATTATCAGTCTGCGGCGAGCACTACGGCGTTTCTGGCAGGGAACACTGCGGCGAGCGACATGGTTGTCGTATCGCACGGGTCCGGGTCCGCTGCCGTTGCACCCACTCTAACGAACGCGCCGGCTCTTTCAGCAGCAAACATGACAGCGTTTCCTACGCTGAATCAAAACACGTCTGGAACTGCTGCAGGGCTCTCGAGCACGCTTGCGGTCACATCCGGAGGAACAGGCGGCGCGACCGCAGCGGCCGCAAAGACCGGCCTCGGCTTCATGACAAGGTTTGCAGCGAACGTGGGAGACGGATCGACCACGAGCATCGTCGTGACGCATAACCTCGGCACCCAGGATGTTCAGGCCAAGGTGTATCTTGCGACGACGCCGTTCAACGTCGTGATGTGCGATGTACAGCTCACCAGCACCAACACGCTGACGCTGATCTTCGCCACGGCACCGACCACGGCTCAGTATCGCGTTGTGGTCATGGGCTAATCCAATGACGATTGAGTATCTCAGTCCGATCGATCTCGGTGGAAACCCAATTTCCTCCGTTTCGAACCCAGTCAATCCGCAGGACGCGGCCACGAAGAGCTATGTAGACGCTGGTGGCAGCACGTCTATCAGTGTGAATGGCGTGAATGCTCCGAGCGGCGGCATAACGGTGAACGGAGTGACTCCGCTATGAGTGGAAATTTTAGCAATACGACTCCGGCTGCCACATCGGGAAACGTCAACGCGACCTGGCAAATGGATGGGTCTGGCAATATATCGGCTCAGGTTCCGACGCTTCCTTCGGGAGCACAAGGCTTGGTCGTTGCGACGCCAGCAGCGGCGACCGGCATTTCGTCTCTGCGCGCTCTGGTAGCCACCGACATCCCCACACTCAATCAGAGCACGACTGGGACGGCTGCGAACGTCACAGGCACCGTCGCGGTTGCTAATGGCGGAACCGGGGCGGCAACAGTGGCGGCGAACTCAGTCTTCGGTAATTTCACGGGGAGCACGGCAGCTCCAGGCTTTGCGGCAGCGCCTACCTTCAGCGCGGCGAATCTCACGAACTTCCCGACCTTCAATCAGTCTACGACCGGGAATGCAGCAACCGCCACAGCGCTCTCTACACCTCTCGTGGTGGGCCAGGGAGGCCTCGCCACGGCCACGGCGCCGGCGTCAGCTCAGATTCCCATCGCGCAGTCAGCCAGCGCCTACGCGCCGAAGACGATCAGCGGGGATGGCACTCTGTCGATCGCCGGCGCTCTCGTGGTCACGAAAACCAACGGAACGGCCTTCGCGCCTTCGGCGACGACGGACACGACGATCGCTTCTAATATCGCGAGCGGTACGCTAGCCGCGGCGCGACTCCCTGCCACGATGTCCGCGACGGCCTTCAGCGGCAACGTGGGGATCACGGGCACCCTTGCGGTAAGCGGCGCGGTCAGTGCGGCTTCACTCACCACCACGTCATACATCAATACCTTGGGAGTGATTATAACCACGACCGGGCAAGCGATAAACATCGTCAACGGTTCTAACGGAATAGGACTCTATGGCGGATCGATTGGAGCCGGCGGGATCATCCAGGCGCTAGATTCGGGGATACTTTACAGCGGTACAACAGGCTTCGTTATCGCTGACGGCGCTTACTCGGGCGGCGCTCGCTGGGACGCCTCCGGCAATCTGACGGAGACCGGAAACCTCGTCGTGACCGGCATTGCTACCTTTGGGGGTTTTCAGAGCAAAACAGCCAATTACACTACGCTGATCACCGACAGTTATGTGCTGATGAATTCTGCCTCAGCGACCACAGTCACGGTTACTACTTCAGGCTTGCTTGTCGGACAGAACTTGACCATAAAAAACATCGGCACCGGAGTTGTCACCATCACGCCGGTGTCAGGCACGATTGATCGCTCGGCCAGCATGACGCTCTCGATTCAATACCAGTCCGTCGACATGGTTTGGGATGGGTCGAATTTCTGGATCACATAAGAAGGGAAAGGTTTATCGCATGACTTACATTCCAGCAGCTAATCTGCAAGTCCCCTTTTGGGATGCGTACGGACACTCGTTCTTTGCCGGTACGGCGGGCGGGTTCGATAATACGGATCGGATGGATGGGGCGCTTCGCGCAGCGCTCGGGATTGAATGGTCGGACTTCCGCAATTTTTGTGTTGGCGGTGCGAAGCTGACCTATACCATCGCCTCGAATGGTGGTTATCCGCAATTTCTGAATCAGATAACCAAACCGGCCCGTACCGCGTGGCCGTATGCTGCCGGTGATGCGGGTGGCTGCTTCTTAGTGTGGGGCGTAAATGACATCGGCAATACCCCGGTGGCGAATCTTCCCAGCTATGTACAAACATATCCGCATTGCCTGCGTGCTGCCATTTCACGTTTTCGCTCATCGGTGATTCACTACATTACGAACGCAACTCGCTGGACCTCGTTCGGAACGAACTTCTCGACGGTTGCGCCAACGGTGGGTGCAACCAGTACCGGTGATTACTCCAGTGGCAGCATCAAAAAGGTCACAGTCATAGATTCAGCAGGTACCTCAACGGCAACCTACACGGTGCCTACTGACTGGACTGGCGGTGTCATTGGATTTGGCCTTATTTCTACCTCCGGCACCGCGGGTGGAACGTGGACCTGGGGCGGAACGGTCACCAGTTATATCGATGTCCTGTTGGGTACGAATGGCAATGGATCGACCACCTACACGGGCGGCAACGCCGCCGTAGGGGGCCAGACACTCGCCTTTGGTTATGTTTGCAGGCGCTTCACCGTTCCCGCGAGTGGGGCTGGATTGACCATCACCCTGAAGCTGACCCAGGTCGATGCCAGTGGAAGCGCTGCCATCGATGCTGCATGGCTCGAAGCCTACAATCCTGGCCCGGTGATCGTACTGAACTGTCCACGGCCGCTCTTGATTGGCTACCAAGGGTACTCGCAAAACACGAATTGGAGTGGCGCGGTAAGTGTCACAAGCCCGAACGCCGATGTGGCTGCGTTGAACGTCATTATGGCGGGCGTGGTGGCGGAGTTCGATTCGATGGTGCAGTTGGCTAATCTCGACGGCGCATTGAATCAAAACAACAGTTTGCCGACCGGTGTCACGTCGCTTTACTTCTCGGACGGTCTGCACCCGAATGAGTACGGCAATGCAAAGTGTTGCGATGCGATCATCGCTGCCGTTCAACTATGCCGTCCAAGTATTCCGCTGGGGGAGTCAGCCCAATTCGCCACCCCTAATTCGAGGTCTGGCCCCCGGCGTAGGCCGATCTTGACGGGCCAATATCATCTGCCGGAATGCGCGAGCTTATCGTCGTCGACACTCTATTCGTGCGCAGCCGGGGATGTGTTTGCGATTCCTTTCGCCCTTACGGAGATGCGCATTCTTCCCGTCACGTTTGCGTGTCAGCAAAGTAATGCACCGGCAACCTCGGGGTCCAATATTCGTTGGGGCGTGTATAACGACCCGAATTGGATCGGGTATCCGCAAGGGCTTGTCTTTGAAGTCCATGCGGCGGCAGCACTCGCACTCGGCACAACGGCTGGCGTAAAGACGCAGAATCCTCCTGTGCGCCCCCTTGATCCAGGCCTGTATTGGATCGTGTTCAAAGTCGACTCGTTGGGCACAACCGTCAGTCAGCTATTCACAATCGTTGGGCCGAGTCCATACCTTCCCGCTTGGCAGGCAGCGGGCGGTATAACGAGCGCGATGGCTTGGAAGCTTACTGGCCAAGCTGCCGGTTCGTTCGCCTCACTGATGGCTAACTTTCCCACTGGTGCCGTGTTGGCATCAACGGTGCCGCTCGTGAGTATCGCGTTCTAAGAGGCTTAATCATGGCGAATGGTGATGTATTTCGCAAGGTCGGCGGGGCCTGGGTGCTGGTCGGAAATCTCTCCGGACCTCCGGGAAGCGGCAGCGGCGGCTCCGGAAGCTCGACCACGCATGACGAGCCTCTGACAGACGGAAACAGCAATCTTATCTTTGCAGCAGGCGACGTAATCATGGTCTTGGGAGTTGTGAATTGAGCACACTTAGCAGCGTCATTCTTGAGGGCCTGGCGGGGGCGATTCCGGCGGCCTCGATTGCGGGCCGACTTTACTTCACGACGGACACGCTCCACGTTTTCCGCGATAGTGGCACGGCATGGGTCGATGTGACGCCTGGCGGCGCCGGGCTCACTAATCCAATGACCACGGCGGGGGACATCATCGTCGGTGGGGCGAGCGGCGCGCCTGGACGGCTGCCTGTGGGCGCCAATGGCCAGGTGTTGACCATCGTATCGGGCGCGCCTGCTTACGCGGCGGCTTCTGGTGGCGGTGGTAGTGGCGCTTTCGCGGGGCCGAATGCAGCCTGGCAGTTCGATGATTTTCTTTCTTCCAACCTTTCGAGCGCGCTGGGATGGGGGCAAAATGGTGGAGGAGCCGGAGCGTACTTTGCGAATGGCGCCTCGAATGCGGCGGATCATCCTGGCAATTGGAACATTCAAGCTAACAGCAACGGCCAGTGGCTGTTCGTCATGCTCGGGCCAGCTAACACAGCTTCCACCGTCGCTCTTACCACGGCAGTATCGGCGACCATTGTCGCTTGCTGCATCGTAAACAGTCCTTACAGTACGGCGGGTGGCACCACGACCTTTGGATGGTACGACAATACCGGGGGAACCTCGCCCAACGGCGTCTTTTTCCACCACGACAATATCGTCAACGGAAATGATAACTGGTGGGCGTTCGTGGTGGTGGGTGGCACGGTCACCAAAACGGATACAGGCGTTTCAGCGATTGCGGCTTGGCATAATCTTGAACTTGTTGTGGTTGGCACGGCCGTCACTTTCCTGATCGACGGCATCAGCGTCGCTACGGGAACGGGCATCGGCGCTTCCAATTATGCTCCTGGCTTCTTTGCCTGGAACAACGCTGGCCCTGCAACTAACATTTTCTTCGATTGGTTCGCGATGCAACTGGATTTCCCGCGCTAGTCGTGATCGGGTAAGAGCGTCGGCAACCGGTCATCAAGCGGTCGATGACAGTCACAGGTACATGCCGCCCCGCAAAACTTGCACGTCTTCCGACAGTCAACGTGTTGCTTGTGAAAGCACGCCGTCGAGAGATACTTGTGAGGGTCCGCAGGGGGCGGCGTCTGTGTGTGGGCAGGGCTCCTCTGCGGCTGCTTAAACATGGGTCTCATTCTCGTCGTTCCCGTGGCGGAGGAGATTCTCCAGTTCCTGCCGTCTGATGAGTGTGCGCCCACCGGCTTTGACGCGTTGGAGTTTGCCTTTCGAGAGCCACGCCGAAATCGTCCAGTGAGACACGCGAAGCAGTTCGGCCGCTTCTTTTGTCGTCACGTATTCCCCAACGGTGATCATGATTGCTCCCCTCTCGTTTGTGTGTCGCGTCCGCCTCTGGTGTTGTCTGAAATGAATTTCATAAAGCTGCTCTGAGGGATCCGCTGGATGTTGCCAACGCGCACGTGTGGCACCTGGCCACTGTCGATCAACCGCTGGATCGTTACCACGCTGCAACTAAGAATCTGCGCCGCTTCCTTCGCCTTCAGCATTACGTCCGCTTTCGGCGGCTCTACTACCTCCGTCTTTGCTGAAGCCGACTTCACCTTCTTCTTGGTCATTTTGGTCACCCTTTCCCTCTCTTGATGTCTTTGCTATCGGGCGCCAGTTAAGGGAGCTATATCGCCGAGCCTTTCATGAACCCTGTGGAAAAGAAAAAAGTCGGTCGCAGAGGACGCGAGAAGCACCCCCGGCCGGTCGAGTGAGCCAAGAAAACGCCGCTGCGCTTGAAACGCAACGGCGTGAAAAGAGTACCCTTCAGTGGATCGTCTGTCAGTACTCGCTGGCCAGCATGATCGTTAGGACCCGGCGCGTCTTTTCGGGGTTCGCCGGGTCTTCACTTCCGTACTCAAGCGATCGGTCGTAATAATCGATCTTCCAAAACACCTTGGGTGTCGTTGTGCGTGATGGCTCCGAAGTCGCGCTCTCCATGCGGGTTGTTACCGGGTGTAAACGCGTCGAAGGTTTCGACCAGCTCGCGGATGCGGGACTGATCAGCAAGGGGCAGGGCGCTGATGCCAGGCGTCTGGAGGACGCGACTGGCGACCCCCATAGCCGTCCGGGCGAGGTCATTGAGCTCTGCGATGCGCTGAGTGTCGGTCATGCGCCCCTCGCGTCTTCTACGCCTATGCCCAGACTCTCCAGCAGCGAATCGAAATCGCTTTCGAGCAGATCGTTGATAGTCGAGACGCCCTCCCCAAGAATCTCTTCCAATTCAAGCGCTTTGTCCCAGAGTTCAGCTTGCGCCGCCCCCATCTCCGCGTAGAGCGAACTCCCCGCAGCGTACTCGTCCCGCGTCAGTATCTTCCTCTCTTCTGTCATAGCTCCGTCCCTTCTGGTTTCTGTAGCGTGGATTCAAAGTCCTTCGCGAGTTGTTCCCACTGTTCGCTCTCGCCGCGATAGAGACTCATCCCGGCGATGGCGCGGCAGTGAGCTGCCTTTATCGCGCATGCCTCCGGCCACTCTGCGCCGTAGTCTTTCACCGGGTCGCCGACCTTCAGGTAGTGCTGCTGGTCATCGAACGCTAGCTCCAGGGCCCATTCAAGCGCTTCCTTTTGCTCGGGTGTGACATCGATCAGCAGATTATGAAAAGGGTTGCTCATCGCGCCGGCACCCCCGCCACCGCCCGTAAGAACGCCTCTTGTCGTTCGTTGCGCAGCTCGACCGCGGCCCGTAGCTCGCTCAGCTCATCGCTCAGCTCGTTACTCACCAGCGGCTCAAGGCTCACGAAGCGATCAGCCAGATTCGCCACTTGAGCGGTCGAGTCGTTAAAGAGTTGCATCGTGTCATTGACGCGCCTGGCGCCCTCTGGGGTGGAGCAGCCCACTGGTGTGAGAATGATCCCCTCAACCGCTTTGGGAGCGTCTAGGGCGTCACCGCTGAGCATCCAGTTGCCCACAGTGTTCCCGTTTACGTCGCGAATGTTCTGCGAGCGGTCATAGGCGTCCAGCTCGTCTGCTGACGTCTCGATGCCGTGAGCTTGGAGCGTGCTGGCGACTGCGTGGAGTGCCTCTGCTACGTCGTGGACGTGCTGCATAGCGTCATGCTCGCCCAGCTTGATATTGAGTGTGAAGTTCATAAGACGGTGCTCTCCTGTCGGTGTGAGTTCGTTGTGGTTTGTGGGGGGCTGGTGCTAGATCACGTAGGGGTAGTTCGTTCGGACTCGATAGACGTCCTCGCACACCTTCTTCCAGTTCACTGCGTAACCAGCGAACCAGCGGGCATTGATGAGAAGACTCAGCAGCTCGTCAGCCGG